TAAAGTTCCGGCGTCAACAAGCTGACGAAGAATAGATGTACCAGCGCGAGCGTAGCCGCCGACGATATGAATAAGACCAAGACCGTAAAAACCAAAACCCGGAATATATGTGTAGTGAACGAAGTGCTGTCGCTTAAGTTTTTGAGGATCTTCTTCAAGATAGTTCCTGCGTACTGCTAGCACCTCCCCGGTGCCCTTCTCAATAGTGACGATATAAGGCAGAGCGATCCCGGTTTCTTCGCCGTCCTCATCCTTGTCCTCGTAGCCTTCCAAGTCCAAGTTAACGTGCATCTCAAGGATGCGGTACCGGTCATCTTCAGTGGCGCTATACCCCTGCTCTTCGGCTTTACGTTTCTCGATGTCATCGAGAACTTTTTGTGGCTCACCTAGCTCAACATCTTTGTAGAACCCGGCGACTTGCAACTTACGAAGCTCATTCTTGGTCTTACGCATCACATGCGTAACCCGCTCCGCGCTCTCAATGTTTGACGCCCCGTAGGGCACAACCACATCTTCAGCCGGTACAAACACCGCTACCTGACGGTTAAGCGAGGGGTCGAAGTAGATTTTCTTGAATGCAGAGCCAGCAAGCCCGAGGGTATAAAGCAGACGCTCATGCTCCGGTCGATACTCGACCATCGCCTCGGTAAGCTGATAGTTCATCTCATCACGGACACGGGCCGCAGCCTCTTCTTTGTCGCGTGTGACTTTACCGACGATCTGGGTTTTAACTGGCCCCGCAGCGGGGAAAGTCTCCATGATCGCTTCGGACTGGAACTTAATAGCGGCTTCATTAAGCAGCGGGTGGAACACACCGCATGCGCCTTCCCAAGGCTCAGACCGTTCCTCATACTTGAGGCCCAGCAACTCCAGACCTTTAATATATGTCTCGACCCATTCCTTGCGGCTATTTACGTCCGTATCAAAGAAGGCAACAAGTTCACTGGACAGTGAGGACAAGACATTATCCGGCAGGGTTTCGGCAAGGTTCTCGTTGAACCCGCCTTCTTCATCCTCTGCATCGGGCACAATCGTGATCTCTACGCTGCCATCGTCCAGCGTGACCATATCCGGGTTCTCGATCTCGATCTGAAACGGCGATTCCACACCCTCGTCCAGTCCAACTGGAGCCTCGTAAAACGCCTTGTCCATATTCGTAGCCATCTTCTATCCTTTTCTCAGCGAAGCTGTATTGGTCTGAGGGTTATAAACAAACTCATCCGGATCTCGCCCGTATTTCTTAGACGCTCTGTCAACCGCACGTTCTTCTGCCGTCATGGCATTGCGCTTACGACCCTCATAAGTCAAATTGCCTTTAGCATCTACATGCCCGCGCTGACGCAGGATCTTCATAGCCGATTCTTCTGACCCTACCTGAGCAGTAAGGCGTTTAATCAACTGATTGCGCCCCATGTACTTTGTAGTAGCCATCTTCTATCCTTAAATGTCGCGGACTCTTCCGCCACCTTGAAAACCAAGCGATTTAGTTATCTTCTTCAAAATACCATCATTTTTTGTTTTATTTTCATCTACTTCCGGTTGCCGCGTATAAGGCGGTAAATCACGCGCATCAAGACGGGTTTGACGTAAGCCCGTAACGGCGTTATAGGCTTCTCGCACGTTTTTATCCTTAAATAACGTCTTGCGGAGTTCAGGGTCTTTAGTCAGATCAGTTCGTTGTGCGGATTCGGTACCGGCCAAAGTAGCCAGAATTTCGTATAAACCCGTTTCACCTTGCTCCATGATGAATTTAGGAGTCGTGTAATAGTTGTCGATACCGTATTTTTCTTTAAGGTATGGAGCAGAAGCTAACAAGCCGTTCAAAAACGAGCTAGTCCCTTTCCATTGGGTTTTCCAATCATTGCCTAATAGCTCCTTAAACTTATCGCGGGTTAACGTAGCGTCCCCCAACCCCTGCCTAGCCATTAAATGCTCGGCCTCATGCGCGACGGTATCTGAATTAGCGGACGGCCTAACAAATATAGTTTGGTCTGCCCGACGGTTGGCGTCACGCTTTTTATTATCGTTGCTGCTAAAAACAAACCCTAAAGCATTAGTCCCCTCAAGATATGGCATATCACGCACTTGAAGAGAGGCCAACCCATGAGCGTTATAAGGTAGCTCGCGGGAATGCGGAGGCCGCGTGGCGGATTCATTGGCAGGAAGATAAGGTAACTCACGATCACGAAGAAAACGCCGAGGCCGTGTGGCAGATTCATTAATAGGAAGACCTGAGATCCCTAAATTCTGACGAGTATAGTCGTCATAGGCGTAGGGCGTAAGTTCATCAGCCATCTTTATTCCCTTTTATCTGCACCGGAAATTATCCTCCGGGCATAATTTAGCTAAATTCCCTACACTCGGTACATTTCAGTAGAACCCGCCGCGCCGCTTGCTTCGGAACCACCGGACATCTTCTGGCTCATCACTCGGAAGGGCAATAAACCCACCTTGCCTGAATCTCAGCAGCGCCTGAGTCGTTGAGTCCACCATGTCGTCATGAGTCCCAAAAGGAAATGACGCCACTTCCTCAATAAGTTCTCTTGACCACCGTGTATCTGGTGCCCACACCATACCAGAAGAGAATAAGTCTGATACAGCATTAACTCGGGCAATCTTGTCTTGACCTTTACCCGGCGTAAACTCGGACACCGGCACGCCCATAGAGCGAAGCTCCTGATACAACGCCGCCCCGTTGGACTTCTTCTCAACGATGAACGAGTCAGGTTCCCACTCTTTATAGTTCTCAAGCACCATCTTCTTTAGTTCAGGAAACTCCATCCGCTCCCTGATGCTCTCTAATAAGATGATGTTCTTAGCCCCCGACTCCTCGTTGTCAAACACCCCCCACACAGTCAGGGAGTTAAAGTCAGACCGGTTAGTCGCTTCTTGGGCAGCGTCCAAGGACATAATAGTGAAGTCGCATCGAGGGGGTTTCTCCTCCTCCCACACGTTCCACCACTCTCTCTTAATTAGCGCACCCTCTTCAGAGGTCGGCTGCTGCATGTACTGAGCCTGCCAGTACCGGGGGTCCATACCCGCTTTCTTAGCCAGCAACTCATCCAACGTCCAAAAGTCAGGCCAAAGGGGTTTCTCTTCGTCAGTACCCTCGTTAATGATCGCAGGCAGTTCAACCACTTCCCATTGATCGGCATCGGGGTTTCGGGTCATGTGGTCGATAAGCTGTCCTGTTAAATCCAACTTACTCCACCTCGTCATAACGACGATTATGGCTCCCCCCGGCATCAGACGCTGCAACGGACCAGACTGGAACCACTCCCACGGAGGCTTAAACACCTCGGGCTTACCCTGCTTGGCTTCTTGCTCAGAGTGGGGGTCATCAATAATGAACAGGTCCGCACCACGGCCTGCCAACGCGCCGCCTACACCGATAGCGAAATACTCGCCCTTATGGTTCGTTCCCCAGCGAGAGGCAGACTTGGAGTCCTGTTGCAGCGCAACATCAGGAAACACCTGTTTATAGGCATTTTCCCCCACCAAATTACGCACTTTTCGACCAAAATCCACTGCCAAGTCAGCAGTGTGGGAGGCCATAATGACCTTCTTTTCGGGGAAATTACCGAGGAACCACGCGGGGGCGAGATAACTGATGAGTTCGGATTTACCGTGTCGGGGGGCAATATTGACAATAATCCGCTTCTTTTCGCCCCTAGCGACCGCTTCAAAGAGGGAAATGAGCTTCTTATGGTGTGCGCCGAACTTGTAATGGGGGTAAACGTGCTTAATAAAGGCGGTAAACGAGGACTTTGCATCCCCCATTTGCTTACGCCTCTCATATTCTTGCAGCCTTTCCAGCAGCCACGCCTTTTCAGCGGGCGGCATCGTCGGCAAACGAGCTTTTAGGGCCTTAATTTGCTCGGAAGTCAGCACTTTTACTTCAAAGCCTTAGTTTCTTCTGCCAGCCCCATGTCAATAGTCAGCTTATCGAGCTTTTCCATAAGCTCGCGCTCGATTTCTTCAGTTGATTTCTGCTGCACAGTAATTTCTGTGCGCTTTTTGAAGGCATCAACGCCGTCAATCTCACCCAAAAGCTTCAAAGCACCAAGCTGAATCTTCTCGTTGGCACTGTTGGATAGCTCTAACAACTTATGGGCCGTATAAGTTTTAAGATCCGCGAGGTTTTTGACGACTTCGTAGTCGTACCGGGAGACAAGCTCCCGTAGATACAGCGTTGTTTCGTTTGGCAGTTCAGTAAGGTTGCGTAGATCCTGCGATTTAAGGATCTGCCTTGCCTGCTGCATGTGAAACTCTTCAGGGACGGGGGGTTCACCCGTCAGGTCAGCAATAAGTTTAATAGTCCTAGCGCGAACTTCTAGTTCTTCGCGCTCATCCATCTGGGGCAGAGTTACTTCCGCCCGCACATCCATCGGGACTCCGGATTCAATCGGAGGCATATACATATTAGTAGGAGCCTTTTACGTCGCATCGGTAAACCGAGATGACGCGAGTATAGGAGAGATATCTTTAATAGTAAAGGCCCCAGCCTTTTTGCCCGTCCGGAGGTTTTGAAAATTTTTTGCGCTATATTTTTTGAGTGGCGCTTTTATTTTGATGGGGGGGTGTCCGCAGGTTTTGAAAATAGATGGTGATTTGAGCGGATTAAGGGGGTGTGGGGGTGGATGGTACCAATTCAGGATTTGGGGGGTCGGGGTGGGATGGGGCCTCGGCCGGATCGTGTCGGATCTGTGACGACTGGGCGCGCAACCCTAGTGTCGGAAAACTTTACACTGATAATCCCTTTGGAATCAATGACTTAGGCCATTTTGCTCAGTCTATAGCCTATACACCGTCGGATATCTTTACAGTGCCATTATCCTTTAGAATCAATGGGTTAGCTCAATTTGGCCTTTCAAAGTGTCGGAAAACTTTACAATAGAGCGGTTCTGTGCTATACTGTTAAGTATAAAGTGTAGTGAAATCAATAGTTTAGTGGCGCTGGAATGATTCTCGCTATACTTTCAATGAGCCGGGACAATTCCGTCCCGGCCGATCCGGTTCTGACAATGTCAGAATCACATTCTAGGGAAACGTCGCATCATGGAATCTATCCTGTCCACACTTCCGGCCTTCGCGCCGGATGCAAAGGCCGCCGAGGCCGCACGGGTTGCAATTGTCAAAGCGGTCGAGGCGGATGAATCCGCCTACGGGATGTGGGTCAAGGCCGCCAAGGCTGTCAAACTGGCCTACCCGGTCAAGGCTAACGCCGAGGCCGCGATCGCGGATATCAAGGGCTGGATTTACTCGGCCTTCCCCAAGGCCGAGCGGGCCTTGATCGAGGCCGAATTCGACAGCCTGTCTGCCGAGGACAAGGCCAAGCGGGCCGACGTTCAGACCAAGGCGAGCGGGTATTTCGGTCGCATGCTCAAACGTGCATACCCGCCCGCGCCTGTAGTACCGGCCGCGCCGGTTCTGACGGCCGCGCAAATTATCGCGACAGCCGCAACGGCCACGGCCAAGGCTAGCACCATGGAAGCCGCTCAGGCCAGCGTAGATGCGGAGATTGCCAAGGCCGCAGCGCAGATCAAGGCCGCCGAGGCCAAGGCCGAGGCCGCTCGCGTCAAGGCCGCCGAGGCCGCAGCTAAACTGGACGCATCCAAGGCCGCCGAGGCCGAGGCCGCCAAGGTCAAGGCCGAGGCCGCAGCTAAAACGGCCGCCGAGGCCAAGGCCGAGGCCGAGGCCGCCGAAAAGGCCAAGGCCGAAAAGGTGGCAGCGGCCAAGGCCGCTCAGGCTGACGCGACAGCCAAGGTCGAGGCGATCCAGACCGAGAAAAAGGTCAAGGCCGCGATTACGGATACGGAAGCGCTGCTAATGAGCATTGGCGGTCTGGCCGCTCCCGGTGTGGTCGAGTTTATGACTACGGTTCGCAACGCACTGGCCGCATTCAAGGCCGCCAACGTATAACCTACAGGCCCCGGTCAATCCGGCCGGGGCCGCAACCCGAAAGGATACATACTATGTACGCAAAAGCGATCCAATTGATTCAGCAGCAAGCCGACGCCGACTTGCGCGATACCTTCCAATCATGGGCAAAAAAGGTGCAGTGCAACCCGGCCGGTCAACTGTGCCCCGACGCGCACGATATCCGCGTGTTGTTGGAAGAGGCGCAGTGCATCGAACGTACTGCGCACAAGGCCGCGCTGGCCGTGGACGGACTGTTCCACCGGACCCTGATCCGCGACACGCGCCGCGAAGCGGCCGAAAGGGCATACGAGGCTAAGATGGAGGCCATTACCAAGGCCGAGGCCATGGGTCGCGCCCGACGCCTGATCGACGACTCGTTCAAGGCCTGACCCACCCAACCCCACCGACCCGCCGAAAGGCGGGTTTTTTTGTGCCCACTTCCCGCGCCTCGGCGCGGTCGTGACCAGTGACTTCCCTCGGGCGCGCCAGCCCGCGTGCGTGCGTGATG